AATCCTAACGCTCCGCCGCTTGTACCAAGAGGTAAGGCTGCGAAACGTCGAACTCAAGTTCTTATCGTCCCAGACGGCCTCGGGTATCTTACCTCCACACTCACCACTCCCGAGCGACTCGCAACCGTTAGCCTCGCCGCAATCTCCCGCTTCGCCCAAATCATCAACGACCAGCGCAACTTCCGCGCCCAGCGGTTCTCAAAGCGTGAGCGGTACACCCTGGACCAGCTTATCGCAGGATCAGGTGAGGGAGGTTATCGCGCGACATTACACCTCCCCCCCGACCAGGCCCGAATCATCTACGAACTCGCCAAGACGGTTAACGTGCCAGTGCAAGCCATTCTGCCATTACTCTTGTCGTACGGACTCGAATACCTCGCACGTGAACTACGGGCCACTAAAAATGCACCAACCCCTAAGCAACCCACCCCACTCGTAAGGGAGAATAATGCAGTATCTAGAACTCCCGAAAGCAGAGCGCCAAGCAGCGAACCAGCTCAAGAACTATCGCCCGTTCCAACCCCTCGAAGTGCTGCCGGGGTTCAACGTCCCACACCTCCTGAGGCCGGGGCGGTGCGTAGTCCGAGTGTACTACCCAAACGGTTCGCACCGAAGCGGTTTACTACTGACTGATAAGCGTGAGAAGCTCACCGCACTCGGACACATCATCGCTGTCCATCCGTTCAACGAGCACGGACTAAAGCTTAGCGACTTCATCATCTTCGAGCCCCATCACGAGTATGAACTCGACTACACAGACGATGACGGCGAGTTTGTCCCCTATGTTGTCCTCAACGAGAATGCTATACTCGGAGTTGTACACCCGCCGCCTGTGAGGCTCATCACCCATGCTTGAGCCATCGTTATTCTTCACTGTTATCGCTATCCTCATTGCCCTCGTGTTTATCATCATTACCGATGACACTAACAACTACGATTAGGAGGCCCACATGAACTTGCTCTCTATCTTATCCTCAGTGTACTCAGTGATCCAACCGTTCCTCGGTAGCCCAGCGGGCCAGCGTATCGACGCTGCAGCATCGGCCATCCTCATGGCTTACGTCATGCAGAAGGCATCCGTGGTCATCGACGGATACACCGTCAGCGCCGCGAACACAGGAGGCGTCCCGATCGCGTTCAAGCTCACCGATCTCGGCGTGGCAGTTGCCCATATCGTCGCTGGACAAGAAGGCGACATTACTGTAGGTTCAACCGTCATTTCTATCGTGAAGAACCCTGCTTAATGCAAATCATCCCGGTTAATTACCCCGAGCCGCAGAGTCAGATGACCTTGCGGCTCATCGGTCAAATCACTGACCTAATCATCCACCACTCCGACGGACCGACGATGCAGAGCCCACTCGACATAGACGCCGAGCACCGCGTGCGCGGCATGTGTATGATAGGGTACAACTACATCATCAACGGCGAAGGTCAGGTATACGCAGGCCGTCCGCTCATCTATGTACCGTCAGCCGCGTACGGACGCAACCCGGAGTCGGTCAATGTGTGTGTGCTAGGGGATTTCCAGAGCGACGATCCTGGGTATACCGGCGTACCTACGGGGGCCCAGATTGACGCCCTCATGGCGCTGAGTATCCAACTCCACCACCAGTACAGCACCATTGTTCGAACCATTGGGCATTGCGACGTAGCTACTATGTTCTACCCGAACGACACAGCGGACTATTCTACTGCGTGTCCCGGCGACAAACTGTACCTGCTCCTCCCCACGATCAAGTCAGCGATCACTAAGGCGATGGCCTCCCTGTAAAGGCGTGACTACTTGTTAAAGCTAACGCGCACGAAGTTCGCCCTCGCCCCAACCTGTAAGACAGAAGCCCAGCAGACGTTCTGTAACAACGTCCTAGAGAACACGATCTCCTTCGGTATCGGTTACCCCGGTACCGGGAAGACCCACGGGGCCGCACTAGCGGCTCTCTCTTTACTCCGAGAAGGTAAGGTGTTGAGCATCCTCGTCCTTCGGCCAGCAGTGGCCGTCGGACGTGAGATCGGATACCTCCCCGGCGACGAGCAGGACAAGATAGGTCCGTACAACAGTCACATCTTAGAGATCCTCACAAGCATGGTAGGTGACGAGGACATCATCGACAGCCTCATTGAAGAGGGCGTCATCGCGTTCCGGCACGTTGGGTTCTTGCGCGGTTCGAACTTCAACAATGTCGTAGCTCTCATTGACGAAGCCCAGAACCTTACGAAGGAAGAACTCTACCTCCTGCTCACGCGCATCGGCGACAACAGTAAGCTCGTGTTGATCGGAGATTCGAAGCAGACCGACATCCCGGATTCAGGCCTTGAGGAAGTCATCGGCATGATCGACGATCTCAAGGGAGTATCGGTCACAAGGTTCACAGCAGATGACTGCGTTCGACATGGTATAGTAAAGGAAATCATAAAGCGGTTCTACGAGGACGCATAATGTTCGACCAGTTCAGAGAAGTCCTTCAGGGACTTGAAGAGTTTGGGGATGCTCCGCCGATCGCGGGCGTCCCTATTTTCATTCCTGAAGAACGCCCCCAGTGGCTCTACGACTTCTGTATAGACATTTGTGGACACTATAAACTTCAACCCCAGCCCCACTACGAGATGATTAACTTCATCGAGCGTATCGTGGGGGACTGCCACTTTAACTCGACGGTGGATACCGAAGCGTACATGATGCTCGTGCCCCGGGGTAACTACAAGACCACTATCGCCGCCGAGGATCTCTGCGTCGGCATCCTCACGAAGAACCCTAACGCGCGTATCCTTATCACCTCGAACACAAAAGAACTGGCCGAGGATCGCGTTACCGCTATCAAGAACCACTTTGAGAAGAACGAATCTTTTAAGAAGGAGTACGGCAATGATTGGAAGCCCGCGCATCGTGAAGGCGTCTGGAATAATAATTCAATTCTTATATCGAAACGCACTGAGAATTTCCGTGAGCCTAGTATTATGGCTGCTGCGGTCGGATCCGAGGTCACCGGGAAGCACTTCAATTACATCGTGGCAGACGATCTTGTTGATTTTAGAAACACTCGAAAGAAGGAACAAAGAGATAAGGTCTACGAGTACCTCTCTAACCTCTGGTCACTCCTAGACGGCGGCGGCGTCCTCTTCGTCATCGGCACCCACTGGCATCCCGATGATGCGTACGTGCGCCTGCGTAAGCGCGACAAGAAGCGCGTAGAGGACGGCAAGAAGCCGTTCTACCAGTATTACATCCGCAATTGTTACGACGGTCCTAACGGCCTCTACTTCCCCAAAGAGTACCCGCATGAGCGCCTGGAGTTCATTCGCGAAGAGAACCCGCAGCGTTTCGCATCGAACTACCTAAATCAACCCGTAGCGAATGAAGACCTGGTATTCAAAGAGGAATTCCTCGTCGAGAAAGATTTCGACTACTTCACCCAGGGCGGACGCGGCATCGTGCAGGACGGGAACATGAAGATCCCAGTCGATGCCGTCATGTGTTGGGATACGGCGGGCACGAAACAGAACGTACGGTCGGACTATCACGGGCTTACAATACGCGGCACCGACGTTACGAAGCGTATATGGACCCTCGTCGCCGAACAGAAGAAGGGCACCGTCAGCGAGGTGGTCTCGCGGGTCGTTGCACTCATATCGTTGTACAGGCCCCGTGTACTCATCATTGAGGCCGTCGGTGCGTACGATCACTGGAAAGAGAAGGTCGAGGAGCGGCTCAAAGAGTTCGACATTCGCGTGTCTATCGTCGAGTCCCAGCATCGCGGCATCCCTAAAGAGGAGCGGATCGCCATGCTAGAGCCCAACTGGTCAGCTCGTAAGTGGGTCATCAAGCCCGACCAGGAGGACCTTAAGGGGCAGATTTTCAGCTTTTCAATGGATAACAAGCTAGCACACGATGACATCATTGACTCGTTCGCTATGGGTGAAGGGCAGTACCGAGACCCTGGGGACATGTCGTTCACGTACGAAGAGGACTCGACTGACTACGAATATCTGAATCATCTGCAAGAGCAAGGCGTTCGTACTGGAGGATTCTTTACACGCCGTAGACGATAATGTGATAAAATGTTGACAACTGACGAAAGAGGTGTTTCATGGCTGCTAAGAACTCAAAACCAGACGCACAAGCGACGAGTCTTCCTTCGATCTACAGCGCACTCAGCGGAGGCAAAGATTCAAAGGAGCCTAACAAAGTAACGAAGATCTACAACGACTTGCAAGGTGGAGCGGGTAAAGGCTCGGGCAAGAGCGGCAAAGGCTCAAGCATGGGCACGAACGAAATGGGCCTCCCAAAGAATACCGGCAAGGGCTACGGACAGAAGTAGTATGAAGAAAGATAAAGGTCCCAGCGTTGCCAAGAAAGTCGGCATGAAGATCGACGCACTTGTTGGGAAACACCCGTTAAAGAAAGCCCCCGTGGGCATCGCAAATAAAAAGGGTCCAGATAAGCACGATAAAAAAGAACCGAAGAAACCGCACAAGGGGTAGGGTGATGATAAAGAAAAGTAAGGCACTTGCAGTATTAGGCGCGGTTGCCTTACTGTTTTCTGCTGTCGTTCCTCCGCAGCCTGTTAGAGCGGACTACGCTGTCATACAGAAGCAGCTTGCTATCACGAGCACGACGGTTACGCCCGCTAACGGTCTAACTCTTCTGCCTCTTACGGGTCAAAGCTCGTGTACGGTAGAGATTATAGGCACCGCTGCGGGCACTACTCAGGTCCTACAGAACGGAACGTGGACGAATGTTGATTCCGTACAACCTTCAGGGACCGGGGCTGCTAGTCCAACAGTTAGTGGACCGGGAACCTTCATCGCCAACTGCGGCGGTATGCAAGGGTACCAGTTCGTGCCTACGTCTGTCACTGGGACAGCGACAATCTCCGTCCTCGCAAACGGCGGAGTCAGCCGTATCCTCGGCGCAGGAGTTAACGGCGGTCGCACAATCGTTGCGGGCTCAGGTCCTATCACAGTTACTAATGCGGGCAATACAGCGACAGTAAGCCTTACCGACCCGCTCCCTGTCCTCTACGGAGGTACGGGAGCAACGGCTCTCCCTGCTGGGTGTCTGCAGAGTAACGGCACGGTCGTTACGAGTATAGGCAGTAGCTGCGGCACTGGGTCCGGTACGATCACAGCGGTAACGGGTACGGGGAACATAGACGTAACGGCTGGGGCTACCCCGGTCGTTTCGATTACGAACTCCCCTACATTCACAGGGAATGAAACTTTAGGTATCTCTGGACGGTACTCTGACGGCGGCTCGGGAGCAAGCCTCTTAGATATTAATAATGGGTTAACTGGCGGGTTCACTCAGATCGGTACCTATAATAACAGTGCTAATTTTGTTAATGGTGTAGGCGGGCAGCTCCTCGGCATAGGCCTATCAATGACTGCCCCTGAGGTAGTAATCGACACAGCGGGCGATGTTTCGTCCGCAGGATCATTTTACTCTGCTGCCCTGACTTCTGGGCAGTGCTTAAGCGCCGGTGCTTCCGGTAAGATACAGTCCTCCGGTACAACCTGCGGAGGATCGTTCACGTCGATCACCGGGACCGCCCCTATCACAGTCACCTCAGGCGCTTCCCCCGTCGTATCGTGCTCAACCTGCCTCACCGGCTTGACTGCGGGGAGCAATGTATTCGTCGGTACGGGCCCGAGCCCGGGCGTTGCCGTTACGAACGCGCCTAGCTTCACCGGCCAATTGTCGGCAGCTAACCTTAAAGATACTGCGTTGACCTCAGGGGATTGTCTTACATCCACTGCGGGTGTTATCACCTCAACGTCCACAGCTTGCGCGGGCGGCCCTGTCGGGTCACTTACGGCGGGTAGCAACATAGTGTTAACCTCGCCTAGCCCTAACGTTATCAACGTAGCGGTTACGGCTGCTCCCACATTCAGTAATGTGACAGATTCCGCTCTCACGGCTGGGCATTGCTTACAGGCCTCTACCGGCGGTTTACTTGCTGTTACCGGCGGGGCATGCGCCACTGTAGGTTTGCTTTACGGCAACACGACTGCATCGTTCATTATGCCTGCTGTAGGATCGTCAGTAACTGTTGCTACTAACCTGGCGGCTAGTGCTGACCCCTATATGCCTGTCACTATATCAGACGGGTCTAGTAACGTAGTCTCCGGTGTGTATAGCAACGCAGGCGGCACTTTCACGACGAAAGCAATCATTCTAGGCGCAGCGGGCAACTCTCTAGTGCCAGGGTCGTGGATCTATACGGGCTCAGGGACCTACGGCACAGGCAACGGTACGGTAACTGGCTTAACTGCGGGTAACGATATAGTAGTAGGCACAGGGCCTACTCCCGCTGTAGCAGTAACAAACGCTCCCAGCTTCACCGGCCCGCTGTCAGCACTTACTATAGCGGGAACCGGGCTTACTACGGGCGAGTGTGTGCAGGCATCATCGCTCGGCGTGCTGACCACGCAACCTGGCGGCCCCTGCGTTACGGGCATTGTAGCGGGCGCGAATATTGTTGTCTCCGGCTCAGACCCAACCCCAGGGGTTGCGGTTACTGCAGCGCCTTCGTTTACGAATGAGCAAATCTCGAACCACATTGCTTTAGGTACTGCAGGTACCGACCCCAGCGGGGGCTTAGGGCAAATCATATTCGCGAACGCTTCGGGCTACCAAACACAACTCACCTACATGTTTCCGACCCAATCAGATCCAGTAAACACAATTACTCCAGCTATTATGGGTTGGGGCTCGAATACGACAGCGTTCTTCGCCGAGGATACTAGCGGTAACGTCGGTATTCCCGGCGTAATGCACGCTACTTCGTTTACGGGCGCAGGCACGGGGCTTACTGGCGTCGTTACAACTGTGTCCGGTACGGGCAACACATCTTCGACGGGCGGAACGACGCCTACGGTAAGCATCACGGCAGCACCTTCGTTTAGTCAGGTTTACGACACAGGACTCACGAACGCTACCTGTGTCGCCGTGTCCAGCTCAGGCATTCTCGTGTCAGCCGAAATCCAGTGCCCAGGCTCCAAGGTGAGCGCGTCCTTTGTGATCCCAGCCGTGGGCTCTACCGTAGCAATAACAATAGGCAACGGAAGAACCTGGCCTGTAAACCTTCTCCACGTAAACATTAGCGACGGCACAAACTCTATGGCAGGCGTAATCACTTCAGGGGCTACGTCAACGACCCTCACCGTAGAAAACGTGGGTATGTGGGCTGGGGCCGTAGGCAACACAATGACTACGTCGGCCATTATAGAGCCTGGGTCTGCCTTCGTACCGGCTCCTGTGTTTACAAACATAACAGACTCCTCCCTGCTTCAGAATCGTTGTGTACAGTCCAGCACTTTATTTGCCTTAGGGTCCAGTCCTGCGGGATGCCCTGTGGGAAGGACTAACGCAACTTTCGTTATCCCTGCAGTAGGGGCATCGGTTAGCGTTACCGCTAACGCGAACGCTTACTTCATAACCTATAACAACACCCCCATTGTCATTGTTGACGGCACCAACACTATGAGCGGCCTTGTTACTGCGGGAGCGGGTACGGGTACTATCACAGTCACAAATACCGGCGTAATTGCGGGGGCTGTCGGAAACACAATGGCCTCAGGGGCAATGATGCATCCAGGGCCCGACGGTTCGGCCCTTATAAACAATACCCAAGCCGGGACCCGACTGAACGGCATCCACGTCGAGAGTAACCCCAGCCTATCCGTAGGTACAGCGACTACAGCGACATTCACCTACGGCTCCACATTCGCAGCAGCCCCGACATGCACGGTGTCCACAGTGGGCGCGTTAGCTCCAACAATGAGCATCAACGCGACTCCAGGCACCTCAAGCGCCGTAGTCTATAACTCAGGCACATCCGGCACCGCTAGCATCTCCTGCATAGGCTGGTAAGTTATGGCGAACAATAAACAACGTAGTTACGTCACGCACCAACCTGAGCACGATATAGAGTTGCCGAAGCCCAAAGTAGACGATGAGAGATGGACCGGCATCGGTTCAGCTCTATACAACCTCGTTACGCTTACGATAGCTAACAGGTCACGCCTGGACTATCAGCTCGATAAAGGGAACGCATACTACGAGCAACGAGATAACGTCGAAGAAGTGGGTTCGGACATCCCGAACCCCGGCGCTCCTACGACGTTAACGCCTCTAGTAGCCGTAGCAGTGGATGAATTCGCGTCACGTATATCGGGCACGGTACTTGTACCGCGTCCGATCCTCTTTCGCGGCAATGATACCCCAGCGACCGAGAACCAGCACACCGTTGAACAGTTTATGAACAACAAATACAGCGACCTCATGTGGGATGAGCAGGTCGATACGTGCATCCAACTAGCGGGACGTGATGGCACCTCGATCATGCGCGTCACTTGGAAAGAGCACACAACCGAGCGCGTTCACCGCATCCTAGAAGATATGCCCGACGGCACCCAGAAGCGCGTCAGCAAGCGTATTAAGGTCAAACAATACTCAGACGTAGAGTGGAAGCCTATTGAACTACGCGATTTTATCCTCATACCGAACGAAGCACGCTCAGTAGACGAGGCAGACGGCTGCGCTGAGAAGATCTACATGGACGAGAACCTCCTTATGGCAATGGTTGAGGACGGTACACTCGACGGTGACGAGGTAGAGCGCGCTCTCTACTCTGTTAATCCAGGTCAATCGGAACTCTACACCGACCCCCAAGGCGTTCGTACGTACACGCTAAATAATCTCATCGACGTCGGCGACATTTCCGTGTCTACGGTCAACGGTTTGAAGATGAATCGGGGCCCTTTACGCGTCTGGGAGATCCATACCGACCTCTATGACATGGACAATGACGGCGTTTCAGAAGAAAACGTGTTCTGGATACACGATCAGACCCAAATTCTCCTCGGTTGGGCTCCTTACGAGTACGACGGAGGCCGTCCGTACTTCAACTACGCCCCGTGGCCCTATGCGAACCGCGCTTACGGCTCATCAATACCCCTCCGCTTAACTCCGTACCAAGATGAGGCCGATGCACAACAGTTAGCGCGCCTCGAAGCACTGGATCGCATCAATATTCCGGTCTACCAGGTAGATGAGAGCGTCAACATACGCGAATCCGACAAGAAACTCAGTACGCTGAGCATTATGCGCGTGCCGGACGGCTCGAACAACCCGATCAAGCTCATCCAACCGCCGCCATACCCCGAAAACTCCATGCAGGAGCAGCAACAGATCACGCAACAGGCGGATCGTGTTGTCGGGGCACCTATGACGGGCTCGTTCCCAAGCCCAGGGCAAATGCAGGGCGGAGGTGGCTCAGGGCGAGTTAGCGCAAGAGCAGCGCAGACCCAAGCAGCAGCGCAGAGTCAACAGACGAACAAGGTGCTCCAGCGCACACGCCGCTGGATGCTGAAGATGTTCAAGTTCACCCTTCTGCTCTACAAGCAGTATGCTCCGGGTCAGCTCGATGTCATCATGCAAGCCCAAGAAGGCGCACAGAAGATCCAAATCCCGAAGGAGATCCTCTCGCTCGACTACACACTCACGGTAGCGGGCAGCGGCGGTCCTCTCGACAAGGAGAAGAGTCAGGAGACCGCTCAAGGACTGTACCAACAGCTCATGGGCAACCCCCTGGTACAAGGAGATCTCAGCCTGGTGTATAACGTAACAGCATCCCTGCTTGAAGCTCACGACATCCCCGAGGTCACGCGGTACATCGGGACGTTGGATCAGGCGAAGCAGAAGGAACAACAACGGCAACAGGCCCAGCAGATGCAGCAGCAAATGGAAATGCAGAAGCAAGTCCTATCCCATACCGACATAAAAGGGAGCGGCAGTGGACCCCAACAACATCCTCCAGCGGGAGCACCTGCTTGAGATCTTAGAATCAGGGCACATGAGGGAACTCTTCAAGAAGAGTTTCCTCCCTATTTATAAGAAGCAACGTGAAGCCCTACTCACCAACCCGAAACTTGACGATAGTACCCGGCAGGCGTACATTAAGTATGGAGAGTGCCTAAAAGCCACCATACGACAACTCTACGTCGATGCTGGTATAGATACCCCCAAATGGTTCATTGAGGAGTTTGACCTGTGAGCGAAGAAGATTTCAGCCTAGACCTAGGTGATAGCGATAATAACGAAGATGATAATTTCTCACTTGTAATCGCAGAGGACCCCCCAGACGATAAAGCAGAGAACGAAGCGCGGTTCCGTCAGCTTGAGCTAGACAACGCAGCCTTACGGGCACAGCAGAACACACGCTTCGAGCATCAATACGTAGCTCCGGCACCTGCAGTTCAGCATCAGAACTTCGACCGCCGCTCTAAAGCGGAGATTGACGCTGAGATCGCCGCAAACATGGCCCTCAACCCCGCTGACTTCCTCCGTGCGAACAATCAACAGCTCGTGAACGCCGCGCAGGACGAGATGAACCGTCGCTTCAAGCCGATTCAGATTGCTACGGTGAAGCAAGCAATCCACGGCTATGCGAGCCAGAACATCAAGGACCCCGAAGTACGCAAAGAGTTCGACAAGATTATTAAGACGTACACCGAGGACCAACTGGCGAACTTTGACGTGACGAAGATAGACGAAACCTTAGCGTACACTCACAAGTTCGCGAAGGTAGAAGCTCTCGAACGTGGGCATGTACCCGAAGAGCATCGCCGCAGTATCCCGAACTATGGCGGGTCGCGCAGCGGTGGGGCTCCAGCGGGGCACAAACGTCTTACACAAGAAGATCTCAAGCTCACTCCAGCAGAGAAAGAGTACGTGAAGATCCAACGTTCGTTAGGGCAGTCTGACAACGAGAGCTATAAGGACATCCAAAACGAACGCCGTAACCCCAACAAACAAATCACTGTCTCGCATCGTGAGGGTTAATCATGGATCCATTTTCACGTAACTCAGGCCCTTGCGCTATCCCAGGCGGCCATTCCATTTCAATGGAAGAACTCGTCGGTACGAACATTAAATTCGAGGGCATGTACAACCATAGGTCGAAGTTCTCAGATGTAGGTTCTTACCTGAAGAATCCTCAACCGGAGCACATGTACGCATGGCGCGTGTATGACCGCAATCAACGCGGAGGTTTGAAGACCGACGCGAGTCGAGCAGATTCACTCTACAACGAAATGCGTCGAGGCCTGGTACGAGCCGTTGAGGTCGATGAACTCAAAGACGATCACGATCTCCCGTACGACATGCACGCGATTCAGCCACGAGGCCAAGACGGCGATGTCTCGTCAGTAGAGACAATCACCTACCGAGGGATGATGCTGGTTGAACTCAGCGAAGAGGCGTATCATAGTCAGTACCTCTCGCGGATAGCAAAGACGGCCCAGGAACTCTCAGGGCAAGCCTACGCAGAAGCGTTCTCGAACAAAGTACGAGAATCCGGCATTACCCCAGATGACGCTCTCCTCTTCTACAACGACACTGGCGAAGAGAACGGGAAGCTCAAACCGCTCCAATAGAGCACAAGGACCTAGCAAGAGAAGGGCTCACGCAAGTGGCCCTTCTTTCCTTTTGTTGACGTACGCACGAATAAACTGTATCCTTAGGATAACAGTATCTTTACAATTATGAGAGAAGGGAAGCTATGGCGCTTATTTACGCGGCCCCACCACAACTTTACATGCCTGGCGGCACTACGGGTCAGCCGAACATTCGCCAAGCGTCTCCGCTTGTACCTATCGCTGACGGCGCGATTGTCGTTTTCTCTGCAGGCACTCCAGCCGCAGGGTTATTTAACTTAAACAACGACTTCTTGCCCGGCGACACGATCTCCTACTCAATCAATGGCGTAGTCGGCTCTTCGCCGATCGTAGTCACAAGCCTCATCAATGATGCAGTGCTCGCGTTAGTCGCGGACATCAACGCTCACACGGGTACTACCGCAGTAACCGCAACGCAAGAACCGACTCCAGTCGGTTTCGTTATTTTACTGCAAGCGAATACCCCAGGCACCGCTGGCAACTCAATCGCTATCTCGATCACGACCACTTCGGCGGCAGGCACCGTGTCAGCTTCGAACACCACCCTCTTGGGTGGATCGGCTGTCGGACCTTCAGGCCTCTCACCGGCTGCAGCTAACGTTGCCTCCGGCATCGCAGGCGTCGCGGTTATGCAGTCGGTCAAGAACTACGGCGGAAGCATCAATCAGCAGCCCGCACCGACGTTCGCTTTTGGCTTCACACAAGAAGGCGACAACTGGACATTGCCTTTAGATGCCTCGCAAACGATGTATGCATCACTCGGCGGACCTGCGAGCCTCGAAATCAACCTCACTGCGGTCACCGGCTGGATCTCGGGCGGCACGTATCAAGCATACGTGGGCCTTGCAGTCGGTATCAATATCGACCCAGTTACCGGCTTCTACGTCATGGACCCGAATGCCTCCAACAAAGTCGCGACGATTGTTCAAAAGCTGAACGGCCCGAGCGCAGGCGATGTTGGCGACTTAGGCGCTCGCGTCTTAGTTACCTTCTACCCCTCCGTACTGGTCGCTTAGGAGTATCTGAATGTCAAGTATTGTCAATTCATCAACATACCTCCAAGGCGCATCGCTTGTTATTCACAAAGAATACAGCAACAGTGCTTCGGAGAAGACGCTCCAATACAACAAACTGTTCAACAGTTACGAAGGCGATGACGAACGCCGCTTTGTTCAGTTCCTGAACTTAGTCGGGTTCGGCACCTTGTTCCTTCGTCCTGAAGGTCAAGCACCGCATTTCGACACCCCTTCAGAGGGCAACCGTTATCAAGTAACGTACCGCACCTGGGCACTCGGATACCGCGTTACCAAGGAAATGATGCTGGAAGATCCCAAGCGGATCATCAAGCAACTTCCGAAGCAACTGCGCTACTCCAGCGACCAAACGAAGGAACGCCTGTTCTGGTCAATCCTGAACTACGCCTTCAGCGCCGCAGTACCTTACGCAGACGGTCAACCTCTCTGCTCGTACAATCACCCGTTACAAGGCGCAAGCTCAGTACCTGGCGTGAATTCGTACAGCAATTACCTCGGTAACGCTCCATTCACCGTGGAAACGGCTCAAGAAGCTCAATACCTTATGGTCACGATCCCCAATGATCGCGCACTCTTAACCACTCGCCGCCCAGAGCGCCTTGTATACCCGATCGGTATGCATCAAGTCGCACTCGAAGTTACTGGCTCAGGTTATCGCCCAGGCGAGAACACGAACTCAGTTAACGTTGCCGGTGGATCGTTCGACCTCATGCCGACCGACTACCTCAACGCTCCTCTCAATGGACCGTTCCCGTGGTTCGTTGCGGCTCCGATGGGTCAACCCGGAGACCCAGGTCACTCGATGTTCTACAGCATCAAATACGATACCCAAAAATCCAACGTGGACCCATACACCGAGTCAATTCTCCACAAGACGGAATTCCGTGAAATCCACGGCGTCGTCGATGCTCGTGGTGTTGTCGGATCGGCAGGCTAAGCCATGCAAAACACAATAGGTAAGAACACTTATCCGCAGGCGGTGGGGTACAATCACCTCATCGCTATCCCCTTCGATACCGTAACGCTAGGGGCAAGCATCGTCCCCTCAACCGTTTCAGCGCGTACTCCACTGGGCCTTAACCTGAAGATCATGTCGGTCTCGTATGTGTTCAGTGGTACCGTCGCAGGTACGACCGCCATGAACATCTCGCTAGGATCAGCGGCTTATGAAACTGCAGGGTCAGCTCCGTTTGTCACGGCTACTTTCGGGGGAACCTGGCTGGTAAACGAGACCTACAACCTGGTTGTAGGCGGAGTTTCTCAGCAGTTCCTTATCACGAGTCGCACAGCAACGGCAACCGCGTACACGGCGAACAACAATCTCATTGCGTCAGACGCAGCAGAGACGATCAACCGCCTGCAACCGTGGGGCCCCGGCTACTACGCATACGCAGACAAACTGATTCTCTACGTCGTAGGGATTAACTACACGACCGCAGGCAACTCCGTTACGTTCTCGCGTACGCTCGGCACTGCCGCAGGTACAGTTACCGTTTCAGGTGCGACATTCTCAGGCGGTACAGCAGGTACATTACCTACGATGCCCGCTCTTGCGAACTCTACTGTATACACCCCAGGTCAGCACATTCCGCCGCTCGCAGCAGTCGGCACAGCGTTATTCCCTGTAGACTTACCGCTCAACGCTATCATCAATCAACCTGGCGTTCTCTATCCGGCGAACCCTATAGCGCAATTTGACGCTATTTGGTCCGCAGGCAGTGAATTAACCCTTCGGTTGAATACGAGTAGCGGCGCAACCGGCAACCTCAAAGTAATCGTTTGGGCAGTCCCGTTTGACGCAAACGAGTTCAGTCCTCAGAGTAAGAATACGTACTTCGTCCCTGCATGGGATATTCTCTAAAGGAGCACCGCCGTGGGGTCAATTCCCGGACGCGTAGGCGTTATTCAGCCGCAGGAATTCACCTTCACTGCGGCAGGCCAAGACAGCGGTCCCGTAGGCGTTTACCCAGGTGGTGGACGCCTTCCTTTCATTCGTCTCTGGCCTTTAGGTTGGGAGAAGTTCTCCTTTCAAGTTATCGGACCCGGTAGCGGGTACGCCATTACCGTTTGGGGTACTTACGACATCGCTACAGCAGAGGGTAACGGATCCGCATGGTTCCAGCTCCCAGGCAATAGCGAAGATTCGACCTCCGCAGGTGGAACCTGGTCGAACCCGCTACTTAGCGATAACCCAAACAACTATGCTCTCGAAGTGAAAGCGAAGCTCCGCGCAGTACGCTTCACTTCAGCAAACTCACTCGGAGCGACGGCTACAGGGAACATGAACGTCCTGTGGACGGTCGGAGGCTAAAAACATGGCAGAAGATTCAATCCAAAAGTCGGTTCAAAATATCAAGGACCCGAATGCACGTAAGTCGGCCTATTACACGCGTCAACGCGAGGCCGCAGAGTACAAAGCAGGCAAGGGCGACCGTGACAGCGCAGGCGTAGCGGCGAAGATCAACTCGAAGTTGGGTAAGGGTGAGAAGACCGATTACTACAATTCCGAGAAGACAATGGGCAAGGGCGGTGCTGACTTCTTCAAGGGCCTAGACAAGGCGAATAGTGCTGCCATTCCGTTTGCGTCTATGGAAGCTACTGGGGCGCGCTCAGGCGGCACGCTTCTGGGTGCCGCAGCTAAGCGTTTCGCACCTAAAGCTGTTCAGGGCGTGGAAGATGCCGCGTCCAAAGTCATCAGCGGCGTGAGCGATAAGGCTTCTAAGTTTATGAAGTCAGGTTCAAAGTCAGTACGCTACGGCGGCGCTAAGGCAGAAGGCGCAGCCGCTAAAGCGGCTTCACGCTCAAAGGGCGCTGTAGCGAAAGACTTCGGCAAAACAGCCGGTAAGACAGCTAGCAAGTCCGAGAGCAAAGCGTACGACCTCAAGGGCGGCGGCACGACGAAAGAAGGCCCTACGGGCTCGCGCTTCAACTCGAACGGCTCACGCAAAGACGCTATGGTCAAGCCTGGACAAAAGGACAAAGTAATGTCCTCAATGCGTGACGTGAAGCCTAGCGCGGCGAAGAAGCCGACTACTATGTCGGCAGGCACTAAGCGTTCAAGCAAAGAGATCGCGAAAGACTTCGGCAAACAGGCGAAGGACAATCGTCCAGCGGCTCCTAGCCGTCCCCGCATGTCCACGAAAGAAGTCGGCCCAACGAGCCGCGTCAGCAAGAGCGATGTTACTCACGGGCGCAAGAAGTCGAGTAAATAATGGCTAACCCAGACATGGTATTGGGCACCCTAGTCGCGGAGGTTCGGGATATTATTTCCGAGCCTTCTCCTGTTCGTTTTAGTCAAGCGTTCATGGCTCGGGCTGCTACTACGGCATGTCAGCAATTAAGCCTCGACATCGACCACCCGTACGGCGAGTATAACTTCGACGTAGGCAGCGGCACGCGTGAGTACCAGCTTCCTGCGATTTCGCGTATACTGAGAATCTACATGGTGGGCCCTGACGGCTCCCAACAACTCTTAATCCCTACGGATGTACCAACATTAAATGGCGAAATCCAAGAGACGTGGGACAACACCTCGTCGTACAACAACACAGGCGTGCCGCAGACTCCCCAATGGCTCGTACAACAAGCGGAAGCGTACCCGGTCATGGACGTCCCGCATGGAGGACGTGTTCCAACTAAAAATTCATGGCATCATAATAGCCGTCCTAGCTACGCTATGCGTGGCGGCTATATCGTCTTCAGCATCCCCCCATTAACGACAACGCCAACGACTGTTGTACGCATGGAGTACGTCGTACAGCATCCTGTTGTCTCGAACCTAAACGATCCAATTTTATTTCCTGCATCATGCAAGATGGCCCTCGTGTGGCACATGGTCTCGCGCTGTTGGATGGCGGACAACCTCGACAAGACGAACGAGGCGATGGCGAACTACAACCGCGAGAAGACGAAGATGAATATGTGGTCAGAAAACCTACAGGGCAGCAAGCTCAAAGGCTTCGTGCCTATCACGCGCAGGAATAGAGGCCGTGGGAACGGCGGGGGTTGGTGGTAAATGTCAAATTCTAACGAATTTTTCCCGTTCTCGGCAGCACCCGGAAACCCCCAACTTGCTTATTTGCCTTATGACCTGGAGATCGAAAAGATCGACCCGGGTATCATTTTATACCCCGACGAGCCTAACGGTGTCCTGACGGTCTTCCGTGAGGTCAACGGCGTGTCATGGTGGGTTGTCAACGCTGACTACAACACCGACGATGCCCAATGGGAGCAATTAGCCCCTGCTAACGCTGCTAACCCGGCGTTTGCTTTGTCGCAGGACTCAGTGGGTAATTTCACACGTTGGGTAGCACTAGCGACGATCATCCCAGGCACCGCCGTCGCATGGCGTCAAGTGACAAATACCGACGTTAACGGTAACGTCACGATCACGCCTGTTACCGCTACAACTTCGGGTCAGATCATCCAGAACCTTATTGAAACATGGAACGCGGGCACGAGCGCGATGATGATCGCCGAGCAAGTCACGATCACCGACATCACATCAGCATCAAGCTCACTCATCGAGAACTTTGTCGTTAACGGCGTACCCGTGTGGTCAGTCCGTAAGGACGGCACGCTCGTCGTGGGTAAGATACCGTACACTGCCCTCGTCATCCCTAACCCGTGGACGATTAACGTCCCAGTTACGTTCACCGACCCGGTGACGATGGATGACGGCCTCAATGTAACTGGAGGCACAACGACCGATAGCCTGGACGTAACGGGCAACGAAGTCGTACACGGAACTCTTCTCGTTGACGGCGAGACTACGGCAGCAGGCGGCCTCGATGTAACGGGCGGCACGCTAGCTTCGTCCGTCCCTGTGTCCTTTACAGACGGGCTTACCGTCACTGGCGGGGAGACCGTTGACACCCTCGATGTGACCGGCAGCGCGACGATCAACGACCCGACTTTCACGGGCACCGTGACAGTCCCCGCAGGCACTATCCCCGTCACGAACATCACCGGATCGGGAGGCATCGTCGTTACCGACTCATCTACGGTATATAACGTAGACGGCAGCGACCTCGTAGAGACGATCACGAATACTGACGGCTCACTGACGCTCTCACGTACCGGACAGACGGTGAACATTAACGCGGGTTCGGTAGCCCCCGTAATACCCGGTTCATGGTTCATCAATACCGAGTTTCATCTTCCCGGCGTGGGTACTGTAAGCGGTGGGGTGTCCTTGGGGCCGCTCCCCGGCACATCGGCACACATATACCGCGTTGTTTACTGGGGAGTAGCTGCACTCAAAGACGGCTCAACCTCAATGAGTGTAACAGGCACCCCGGCAACAGGCGTAACTTGGGACGAGGCTACAGTAACGTATTACAATGGCCTGGCGAACGCCTTTCCATTTATGTACTTCGGTACGGCGGAAGGAGGCACCACTCCGACTGTTGCCTGGGCGGCCTCTTCCGGTGAGTACATATTCCAGACGCCGTTCTTCGCTACGATTGCCGCCGGTATCCAACTCTAATGGCTAGGTACCGCACCCCGGTCAACGACTACGTACAGTCTCTCCTCTCAGTGGGCCCCTTCGGCGGTATAGACCCTACAACTGAGTCATACTACGTCAACCAGACGAATTTCATCGACATGATGAACCTTATCCCGAACGTCGGCTACGGTGGTTACGTCGTTACGCCTGGGCGTCAAATATTCTCGCAAATTCCAAACGTCCTTCCTTATCACATCGTAGCGATGGAGAAGTTCTCCACGCTCACGGTAGAGAACGGTTACATCGTCATATGCGACAACGGCGGCAACGCTGAGATCTATTATTGCGCGAACGGTGCCCAGACGTTCTTGCCTATACCGGCAGGGGCGATGTTCCGTACTCAGTACGTTGTCGATGACATCACGATGACAGCGACGCCCACCATGGCGATCTACGGCAAGTGGATATTCTTGACGAACGGCGTCGATGTGCCCTTGAAAATCGACACGAGTCTCAACGTCTCATACTGGGGCATTGTAGCGGCCACGACGGCCCCTACGGCTATTGCAGGGGCAACGGGCAACCTCACAGGCACTTTCGTCTACACGATAACCTATGCAACCGCTGACCAGGAGAGTGGTCAAGGCTTCAACGCATCCACTGGCCTGGAAGTTATCTCGAACGCTATAACCGTCACGGCTATGATGGTCCTTCTCACCGGCGTACCCACCTCACCTGATCCGCAAGTAACGAAGCGTAACATCTACCGCCTTGGCGGAGGAAACGGGACGTGGAACTATGTGGGAACTATTAACGACAATACTACTACCACATTCACCGATAATGTTGCCGCTGGAAATGTCGGTCAAGTCCTCGTTGTATATCGAGATCCTCCGCTACCGTTCAAGTATATTGTAGAGCACCAGAACTGCATCTTCGGGTTTAGTGCCCCAGGCGAGCCTTCGCTCGTCTACGCGTCGAATTTCGATGAGCCGTGGGGCTTCAGCTTGTCGCTTCAGGTGTGGCCTGTAGGCGACAACTCGTTGACCGACCCCGCCATGGGCATGGGGTCCACCGGCAGCGTCCTTGGTCTTGTGAAGGGGCAAACCCTGTACGGCCTGTACGGTAACAGTGTATCGACGTTCAATGTCCAAGAGATCGCGGGCATCGGCGGCGTGTCAGAGGGCGGCATCCTCGCCGAGTACGGCATGCTCTGGTATCACTCGCGTCAGGGGTTCTATGTCTGGAACGGTAGCGGCGGTCCCACGAACATCTCGGATGGCGGGTTCCAGAAGTCGAACATCAAGAAGTTTCTCGACAACATTGCTGACATAGATCTCGCGCAGTCAGTCACCTGGGCCGACGATCAGATGATCGGCTTGAGTTTCCCGAGCCTCAATGTGTCGTACATATACGATCAGCGGTCAGCAGCCTGGTACCCGATAAGCTGGGCGACTGACGTAGCCGTCTCAGACCCGAACGGGCTCTACCGCCTCCTGGGGCAGAACCTCGAAGCTCCAGGGCAAGTAGACCTCTGGTTCGCGAACGGCGGCGACTTAGGCAACGAGATACTAGCCTGGATCACGAGCGGCATCACGAACTCCGGCGCACCGTTCTCGACGAAGTACTACCGTTACGCTATCGTCGAATGCCAGCCGCAGAACGCTACCCTCGGCTTGCAAGTAATCGTGAACACCGGCCTGAACCAAGAGCAGTTCAACTTCGCAGTGGCGGCCGACAACGGCGGTCCTTCTCAACAGTTCAGCCTCCCGCCCACGCTCAAAGGCTCGACGGTGCAGATCAAGCTCTCGATTATCACGGATCAAGTGATCCATATCCAGAGCGCGTCCGTACATGGCTGGGAGGAGCGCCGTTACAAACTCCCCGACGGGGCGACAGCACGATGACAGCTATCCCTCCGACGCGCAACGTCCAGACCTCCCTAGTTTCGAGCTACACGCCTGGGACAGGGTACGCGCAGCAGTCCAATATCCAGCAGTACGCATTACCGCCTCCGCTCGTACAAAACCCGCCTGTCCTCATAGGGGTCGATTATGTCGTTATGGCCGTCGTGGAAGGGGTCAACCCCCCGATCACGTTTCCCAACTTACCGATTCGCGGTCAAAATAATCCCAATAGCCAGACACAGAATCAGCCTCAAACCCTTGCTATCGCGCAAGGTGATTTGCTCCTGTTTGAAGTGTCCTGCTCAGACGCTCCAGTAACGTCGATAATCCAGAACACGAGTAACCTCCAGATCACTGCCCCCTCGGTCAGTACGGGGACGTATAAAGCGTTTCAGGCCGTTGTCAACTCTGCTACAATACAAACAGTGACCGTGTGGGGACGTTTGTACCTTGCACAAGGAGTAAGTACGTAATGAAACCGAAGAAACCGCCGGGCATCAAAAACCCGAAGCAAGTCGTACAAAAACAAGCCGGTAAACCTATGGGTTTTAACGGTTTTAAAGGTCAGTTGCCTGGGTTCAAGCCCAGCATGCCTCACATGGGCAAAAAGAAAAAGAAGCCAATCTAATGGGCATGATGCCGCCTCAAGGCGGCCAACAGCCTCAAGGGGGCGGTCAGTTACCCCCCCAACTCATGGCAATCATTCAGCACCTCATGCAGCAGAAGCAGGGTGGACAACCCCAACAGGGTCAGCCGCAGCAAGGGCAACCCCAGGGCGGCCCTCCAGGGATGCAGCAGCAACCCCAACAGCAGCCCCCTGCACAGATCGACCCTAAGGCGTTGCAGTCAGTGCTCGCTTGGATACAGCAGACAAAGGGGCAAGCCCAAGGTCAGCCGGTTCCTCAGAGTGCCCAGCAGATGCAAGGCCCGCAACAGATGCAGCAGATGATGCCCGGCCTCACTCAAGCCTTAGGTCAGATGCAGCCCCCGCCGCAACAGATGCAGCAACAGCAAATGCAGCAGGCCCAACAACAGAAGCAGCAGCAAGCCCAACAGCAGCAACAGGGGCCGCAAGCCCTCATGCAGTTCCTTAAGAGTTTGGGGTTACATCTAGGTGGCTAAGGATATTCACTTCGGACAAGTCAGCGACGAAGAAGCGGCACCGTTCGTAGAACAATACTGCCGAGAACACCACTCCCCGTTCGAAGGAGACCCGAACTACGGCCTCCACGTCCTATGGCAAGGATGTTACATCGACGGGGACCTACACGCAGTGGTTGGGTACGTTGAGCTAGGGAAGGCTGCGTACCTTCACGGCATTTACCGCACCGACACAACGAAGGGCCTCCGAGCGATGCTTCTCTTGGAGAAGTTCAGCTACAACCTCGGGATGCAACTCTGGGGCTACATACACATCACCCATACCGACATGGTGAAACGTCGAGTAAAGCAGGGCTGCTTGTTCCACAACACGTCGGGAGAATACCTACTGTTTTCGTACCCATGATACAATAAGAGAGTATTAAGAGGAGAGTTGCTATGGCTTGGATCGCCCCGGCTGCAGGTGCCGCAAGTGGGATATTAGGCGGCATCACAGGCAAGAACCAATCGAACGCTGACAATTCAGCGGCATCGGCTGACTCTGCTCAGATGCAGCAGATTGTCGGCTCTCTTAATAATAACGTCTCAAACCTCACGAACCAGTACAATCAGGACTATTCGAGCATTCTTCCGAGCCTTAGCAGCGGCGAACAGTCGAACTTGACGGCGGCGAATTCTTCGTTGCCTCAGTTGACTTCCGCCCTTGAGCAAGCTGGCCTTGATCCTAGCGTCATCGCCTCAATGACTGGCGTCAATGCTAATCAGGCTGTACAAAACTCAGTTAATTACTTGAGCAACCCGAGTGCTACGAACTTGAACCAGGTAGGTCAGCAGGCATTGCAGACCCTAGGCAACACAGGCGGCACGAACCTCGCTCAAGCGACTCCGCAGGCTGAGCAAGTCTATCAGCAAGAGATGGCTACCGGCCTTTCCCCACAGTATCAACAGAACGCAATCAATCAGGTACAACAGGGCGTCAATCAGAATGAAGCCCAGATCAAGGCGAGCGCGCAACCCGGCACGAATCAAAACGGGCTCCTCCTGGCCGCTCAGAACGCTGGGCTGACTCAACAAGCGAACCTGGCAGGCAACATGGCCGGACAGTCGCAAGCCCTCCAGTCGCAGGGTGCAAACAGCCTCCTCAGTGCCGCTGGCGGCCTCGATACGCAATCACTGAACATGCTGGCGCAACAGCTCAATGCTGCTGGCGTCATTGACTCACAGACGATGAACATGCTCCAGCAGGGTGCTGCGGGCGCGTCGAACTATAATCAGCAGCAGTTCGGGAACACCGCGACTTCAACCGCTGCGGGCAACACGGCGATGGGTCAGGCTCAGAACTTCCTTGGGCAAGGGCAGCAGAATCTAGCCGGTGGATACAGTCAACTTAGCGGTGCTATGGGCGCAGAGAATAGTGCGGCGAACTCGCAGATGTCTGCAGCTAATCAGGCTTCTGCTAACTCAGCGGCGTCATACGGCAGCGCAGCGACGAGCATCGGCAGTATGTTCCCCGCTGCTACTACCGCCGCACAGTCTACGGCAAGTACCCCGGGGAACTACTCCTCGACATCGACAGCAGGTATGCCCCTCGGCCCATCCGCTACGGGCTACTCTCCTTACACAGGGGCAACGACCCCCACAGCAACTACGGGTACACAATCAACGTCGCCGATGTCGTATATTGGGGGTGATACTCTTTCTCAATCGTCGCCTTACTCCTCAGGATCTCCCACGACCCAGATCAACAGCACCCCTTACATGACTCCGCAACTCTTCCAGTCGGTTAACTACAATCCGAACTACATGGCATAGGTGATTTTTGAGATTTGCTTTCTGCTGCACATATACGCCGTCGCTCTGTTGGGCGCGGCGTTTATTACAGGAAAACCACGAGGTACTGGTTTACATGAAGGGCGACCTCACGAACCGCTCCGGTGAAGGTATCGTCCCTGTGACGCACAACCTGGCACAGTGGCTCGCCTGGGGCAATCAGGACCCCTCTACGGTGTACTTCTTCGACATGACCAAGAGTGGCGAGCTAGCCGACCAGTTGCGTAAAGCAGGCAAGAACGTCGTGGGTGCAGGCAAGTTCCAGGATCGTCTTGAGATGGACCGTGGATGGGGTGAGGACATCGCGAAAAGCGTCGGCATCCTGTGTCCCCCAACGAAAGAGTTTTCGACGATCTCGGCAGCTATCGCATGGCTAGAGACGAACCCGAAGCAAGAGCACGGTGACGGTGGGTGGGCGTTCAAGGTGTCCAAGGACATAGGCTGCGATACCACCTTAGTGGCGAAGGACAACGAGCGGCTCATCGACCACATGAAGCACGTCGTACGTCGGAACTCCGATAGCCTGAAGTGCATCATCCAAGAGAAGATCGACGGCGTTGCGGTATCGACAGGGCGCTGGTGGAACGGTTGGTCATGGGTCGGTCCGTACGAAGGCACTATCGAGAACAAGAAGCTTATGAACGACAACCTGGGCCCCTCTACAGGGTGCTCGTTTTGCGTTGTGTGGTTCTATACCGACGATAACCCGAAAATAGCCGAGGACCTTAAGTGGGAGGAGCTAGCAGCGGTATTCCGTAAGAACGATGCTCCTGCCGGACTCTATGACATCAACGCTATCTTAAATGATAAAGGAGCATGGTTCCTTGAATGGACTCCGAGACTTGGCATTGACTCTGAAATCGCTTCTCAGAGAGGCATTAAGTACCTGGGCCAGTTCTTATATAACCTGGTTATGGGGCGTGACGTCGAGGCATTCTTCGATAAAAAGCAGTCCTACTTTGACGTCACACTCAGCGTCCCCCCGTACTTCATCCACGAAGTACAAAAAGGGTACAAATCTCCCGCAGTAGGCGTACCTGTGAAGGGCATCGACGGCCTCACAGACGGGAACTTCGTCATGGGCGGGCTATACTTCGAGCAGGGGTCCGGGTTCCACGTAGGCGAGCCGACGGGGAACCTTGGGTTTCTCGTAGGTTCCGGTACATCCCTTAAAAAAGGGTTTCAAATCCTGTATGATTGGTGTAAAGAGAATCTCGTGATACCGGACTTGCAGTATCGCACCGATGCTGCAGCCGTTCTGCAAAAAGACTTAGACGAGATGAAGAAACACGGCTTCGAGACATCCATCTATTTAAGGAAGTGATTTGTGGCTATACAGTACGTTTCAGACTTAGTGACCTATTCAGAGCCGAGCGATACTCAAACGGACTATGAAGCCACTATCAGTATTTCCTTTTGTGTTGAGAACTCGGACGGCTCGCTCCAGCCTGTAATCGTGTACACACAACAAATTGTGGGCGGTACGAGCGACCTCAATGCTATTGAGTTGTACAACGCTGCTCGCTCGCAAATTAACGATGAGACGCTCCTAGCTTACGCAGCGAGTCTCGTCGTTCCTCCGTCCGGTTCGGGCTCAGGGTCAGGTAGCTCATAATGGGCGGCATGAATAACGGCTACAGCGGTTGGGGCGGCATCTCTGAGGCTATCAATCAGGGCTTACAGTCGCGTCAGGCGAACATTGAGCATCAACAGGACCGTGCCGTCGTTCAGCAAGAGAATCAGGCACGTATCGCACAAGCGAAGCGCGACCAGGCGCAAGCTGGTCTGAAGCAGATTCTGCCTATGGCGTACAACAACGACACCTACAAGAAGGATCCTCGCGTCGTAGCGCAGATCGACTCGTACTACAAAGACCTCGGGATGCCTACCCCACGGCACCCGGACGGCACTATCGACTATGACTCCACGAAGCCCGCTGTGGACCCGAACAGTGACGCCTACCAAAAGGCCGCTGCACTTGCCCCTGGTCCCGCTAAAACCCTAGCGTTCAAGACTCTATCTCAGCAGTTCAGTGGCATCCCTGCCGAGGCTGCGACTACTGACGCCGTGATGTCGCCGAAAGAGTCGGCGATCATTGCGAACATGAATGCTAAGAGCAAAGATCTTGGCATTAAAGAGGATCTAGGGAAGCTCCGCGAGCAAAATAAGACGATCTATCAACAGGCTCAAATGGGCCTTATGGATGCACGCGGACAAAAACTCATGTCCGACATTGCAGGTACACGGGCTTCGATCGCACTTAAGATGGCCGAGACTGCGGCAATCCCACAGAAGATCGCTGTCATGCAGCAGAACGCTAACACGTCGAAGCAGCGCGCCGATCAGATGCTCACCTCTGGCCGCGTCAACCGCTCGATGTGGAATCAGAACATGTCCCAGATGCGTGATATGCAGACCCAGTATCATCAGATGGAGGGTCAGAAGAACGACCTCGAACGCCTCCAGATTCAGTACCAAGGGCAGGGCGTTCCCGACGATGACCCACGCATGACTGCCGTTCAAGATCAGTTGGACGCTATCAACAAAGGCATGGCGGGCGTTAAGCCGGACATCGACAAAATCCAAGACTACTTGAGCAAGAACGTCAACGACATCATCACGAACAACACGATGTCGCAGCAGAGTGGGAAGCCTTCAACAGTTATGAGTAACGAGAAAGCCATAGGTACAGCTCCTGCGGGCGTGGCTCCGGGGTTCTACATGATCCACGGGCGGAAGGTAGAAGTACGCTCTGACGGCTCGTATTACGCAGCGCAATGAGCAACAACGTATCGGCCTCCGACTTTACGCCTATCAAGGCGGATGATTTTAAGCCCGTTTCTACCCCGTCACCTGCTCCCCAAACGGGGGGCGGGTTTTCTGCTTCTGACTTCAAGCCGGTAGCAGCCTCTGACTTCACTCCTGTGAGCGAAACGCCTACTCCGGTATCGACGCCGCATACCCTCGATCAGTACATCCACGAAGCCTCCGGCAAGTACAAGGTCGAAGCGAACGTGCTGCGCGGCATCGGGCTGCAAGAGTCTGGCCTCGGCACGGGCGCGAACTACGACCCCAAGACGGGCCTCGATAAAGACGGCAACAAAGGGCACGGCCCCTGGCAGCTCGACCCCGCAAGCGGCGCATCTCCCGAGGACCTAGCACGTGCTGCGAAGGACCCCCAGTTCGCTGCCGACTATGCTGCGAAGATGCTACAGAGAAACTTAGCAATAACCCACGGAGACCTCGAAGGCGCTCTCGCTATGTACAACGCGGGATCGCCGACCTCGCAGGCTGGGCTCGCGTACGCGAAGCAAGTCATGGCGAAGATGCAGAACCTCGATCCGATGCACCTCGGCCCTATGAAGGTGGACCCGGAGACTAGCGCACGCCTGAACTACTACGGCCAGCACTTCAGCTCAGCCCTGAAGAACAAGAAGGATCCGCTCGTCGCACTCAGTCGCACCCCGGAGTTGCAGCCCTTGACGCAGCTAGAGCATCAGAAGATGTCAGCATGGCAGTGGCTCATGCAGCACTCGTCTGAAGGCATGGGTGATATGCTTGGCGCAGGTATGCGCGAGTCTCAGGCGTTAATGCCTCAAGTTCTGGACCCCGAAGAGTTTCACAAGGCGATTTCAAACTCAGACAAAGCAAAGCAACTCCGTGAGTTTAACGCCCTTGTGTGGCATCCCACTCAGCAGAATCAGGCAAAGGCGCAAGAGAACTTCCGCAAGGCCCTGAACCACGGCGTGAAGTCCATCACCGGCATCGACGAGCTACTTCGCTCGAATTCTGAACTCGACAAAGGCGTCAAAGCGCACGTCTGGAAGCCGTTGATTCCGGCTGCTACCGCGACCGCTCAAACAGCGAACGACTTCATCCAGCAAGCTATGGCTGACCCTTTCACGTATATCGACCTTGGGGGAGATACGGCGGGGCGCATGTTCGGTAAGGCTGCAGCAGCGCAAACCGCTAAAGCTATGCCCTACGTCGAGAAGGCTCTACGCGGCGGAGCGGGGGTAATGCGGGGCATACACAGCATTATGCCGAAAGCTGTGCAGGATGCCTACGGACATCTTCCTGGTTGGATCCAGGGGGCTGAGTCCCTGAGCAAGGACCTCTTCGGCGTTCGCCGTGACTTAGATCAAGCTGGGTTCACACGCGACGGTAAGCGTATCCGCATGTCTATCGAAGCGCGGCACGACGCGAAGTACGTCGATCACCAGAATGCTACCAAGAAGGTTTCTGGGGATGCTGACGCTGCTGCTGCATACGCAGCGGATCACGCTGAGGAGCTAACAAACCTGGCCCCGGACCATACCCCGAAGATCAAATCTAAGTTACATGAGCCCCTGCCTGCCGACCATGAGCATACGGTTAAGCAGTACGAAAACACTGTAGAGCAAGCAAAGGCTAAGCGTGCTGATTACGAAGCAGTCCGTGAGCAGCAAAAGACCGTCCCGCGCACGAAGGCTAACGCCGCACAGCACGAAGCCTTCAAAGCCGTAGCACTAAAACACAAAAACGACTTCAACGTGCTGCGCGATCAAGCTAAGGATCTCCACGGTAAGATTAGTGCTGCGGAGGATGCTGCTCGTGCTGGAATTAGCCGCTCGAAGCCCAAAATGACTCCCATAGCGCAACTGGTTGATAAGGTCAGCGACCCTGCGTTATCCGCCGAAGAACGTGAGCAGACGCTTAATTCAGCATTTAAGGCGCAACGCAACGCGAGCATTGAACAGGACACGATGAAACTTCTCTACGGAAACCCGAAGTACTTCGTGGGGCACTCTAACGACATCAAGAGCCTCAACATGGACCGCGTGTCAGCGACCCATGCGTGGGCGCAGGATCGTCCGAAGCTCATTAAGGTCGCTACCAACGTCGGTAAGCGGGCCATTCTGTATAACTCGCTCCCCCACGGGGGAGTTAACGAAGGCACGCTTACCTTTATGGCCGGTGGTCTTCATGCTGTTGCCGAGGGTCTCGGCGCGATGATTAACCCGGTCAAAGCTGAGCACATTCAGTTCCTCAAAGATTACGGCGCTTTACCGTCACACCTCATCAACGACTTCGGCGGCAAGAAGGGCATCGCTAAGGTTGACGATGCCGTCATGCATTTCAGTCAGAACGTCCTCGAGCATATGGAGATTGGCTGGCGTGTAGGCCTTATGAAGACCTTAGAGCAGACGCTAGGCCCCGCTACGAGCGAGACCGATAAGCTTATGCGCGGCTGGCTCATCAATGACAAAGCTGGCGACTACCGCAACCAGAATGCCTTCGCGCATTTCCTCCAAGGCATCGGGGGTCAATTCGTCGCTTTCCACGCCGGTATCGTACCGAAGGCGTTTATGACCACGCTACTCAAGAACCCTAGCCGCATCAAGACATACCTGCGTCTAGGCGAGGACATCCAGAATGACGCACACATGCACGGAATCACTGATAGCTCACCTATAGCCGAGGGAGCGAAACTCGTTTCACAACTCCCGGCCTTATTGTACGGCGAAGTACCCAGTTATTTCACGGATGTGATGCGCGACTATCAAGACTTCATGCAGCAGGGCACCGACGTAAAGGAGGGTCCCGTAGACCACTGGCTGAAGATCGCCGATCACTACTTCGCCCCGGCGCAAACAGTACACAAGGTCGGGGAGATTATCGGCGGCACGGAGCGGCACGACGGTAAACAATCTACGTTCGAGGAGAAAATGCTAGACACAATTATGTTAGCATTCGGTAAAGAGTACGCGCAGACTCCAGAAGCGAAGCAAAACGCAAAGGACATGAAGTCGCAACGATACATCAACAGAGAGGGCAACTAATGCACGGCACTATTGAAGACAGACTTAGCGCATTAGAAAAGACCGTTAAAGAGGTCGATGATGCCGTGTACGGCCGGTGGGATACACACAACCGCAAGCGTTCAGCGGGTCTCTTAGAGCAGATCACCGCGCTGACGAATATAATGAAGTGGGCGATTGTACCGATGATGGTTGCGAATACGCTGCTTCAATTCGGCCTTAAAGACGCTATCCCGGCAGCAATGAAACTCGTGTCATTAGCCGTCGCGCGTTAGGCGATGGTCCGGGTTCACGCAGGTAAGGTTCTTGCACGTACTACGTAAACGACGCCCTGCGGGTACAGGTCCATACTTCTCTTCGTATAGGTGCTTTGCTGCAGGCACACGCTTACCTTTAACCTCTATGATCGGTGTCTTCTGGTAGTAACCGGACCATTCCCAGCAGCCTCGGTCATCCATCATCGGCTCTACGTTAAAGAACGCAAAAGACCGCTTGTTACGTCGTTGGGGCGTAGGCGGTTTTTTGTATTCACGTACAGACTCCACGGCCAGGAGTAGAGCTAGGGGTTCGTAATCATTATTCCCAATATACAAATCTAAATGCGTGTCGTTACTACGTTCGCCCTTGACGCCAGCATCGTAAGAATACGCCTGGTTGAGGAATTTCGCGTTGCCTGCATTCGACTTTAAATACAACTGATAAATACGCGACTTTACGGCCATGTAAACGAAGTAAGACTCTTTTATATTCTTCGTATTTTCGGGCATAGTCAGGAGAGCTATGACGCCCTCCTGGTAAAGATCGTCGAATGTGTACCCGGGTACGCGGTATTTATTAGCGACGCTTTTTACGAGTTGATAATAGCCTTCAATCGGTCGAGATAATGTGGTCAAGGTGCTGCTCCAAATCAGTTAAGCAAGATATTACCCAGTATTGCCCGCAAGCGTCCTGTACGTGCTCTTGAAAAGTAAGCTGGTTCTTTGTGCAACCGTGGTTCTTAGAGCGGTACGCGAGCGGTGTCTTACACTCAATGGCGATGTAATTGCCGTCGATGATTGCAATGATGTCGGCGATACCGGACTTTCCGTACATAGACACGGGGCTTGAATAAGCGTAACAGAAAGGGACGGCTTTTAACCGCCCCAATACCGCTTTCTTTACCTTAGTCTCTTCGGTAGCTGCCACTACGCGTATTTCGCGGTTGCTGTAGCGGGCTTCGCTTCTGGGGAACCTAGCGGCATGAGGAAGGTTTCGTTGTACGTAACCGTGGTTTCTTCCAGGTCGCCGTGCTCGTTCGGCTTCATACGCTTCACCGGCTTACCGGCGACAACCTTAAAGCGGAAGTTCACACCCTTGAACGCGCGCGCTACTGCGCCACGAATTTCCGGTAAGGTTAATTCTGGGAGATCGTCTGGAAGTTTATCCAGGATGCCCAACGATTTTGCGTCACGCTTGAGTGCGGTGAACCCAGGTGAGAATTCTCCACCCTTTGACGTGTTGTACCATGCGAGGCGGTACGTGACGGTATGCTCCGTGCCTGCGTCAGTGCCTTCCGTTAATTCGATAAGAAGGTAAATAATATCGACTGAATCTTTACCTTGAACCTCTTGAACGCGTGATTCTACGTTAATTACCTTTGACTTGCCGTATTGACCGACCTCTAAACGTCCGCCGAAATCTAACACATCGCTGAGTTTACGTGACATTGTTACTTCTTTCTTGTGTGAGTGTACGGCTAATCGCCGCTTTCGTAGTCGTGGAAATTATTCGCTTCGATGTCGAGCCAGTCCTCGCAATCGCCGCACTTGTCGCATCCGTACGCTGTGCCTTCGTCATATTCTGGGATGTCTTCTTTCAGGAAGTCATCATCGTCTTCCTCCTCGTCATCGCCCAATTCCTAGTCCTTCTGGGTCCAGGTAATGAGATAGAGCGAAGGTCGTTTTCCCAGCCCCAGGGGGAGCGTAGCAGGTTATCCACGCCGGATCGTGCCCCAGAGTTTTTGCCAGTTTTGTCGTACTGGGGCGCGTGATGAGGTCGGGAAGATCGAACGAGTCTTCTAGGTCCATGTGTACCTTGGTGTAATAGTCCTCGGAAGGTTTAATTTGGAGGAGACGCTGACCTACTGCGAGGAGGACGTTCCCTTCTTCATCAGTGACTTCATCATGGTTGATAGCGAGTCGGCAAACCAGGGATGAACTCCCCGTGAGAGACTTGCAGAGGTCGTCGTTGACGTCTGGTATACGGATTTTCGCAGACTTAGGGATGTTGGGATCGTACCCGCTTCGTTCGTGAGCGGTGACGATAATCCGGGCCCCCATTGAACGAAAATTTTTAAGCCGACGCATGATGAGTGCTCCAGCGGCTCCGTAGATGTTACGCGTAACTGCATCAGTGACAAGCCGGTCTTTATCCTTCCAATACGATTTCGTCATATCCGTGCCGAGTTTATAATCGGTGCGCGTCGTATCGGCGAGCATCGAGATGGTGTCGAGAATAACGAGGTCTCCGGGCTCAATATCGGCGAGAAGGTCCTTCGAGATGTTGTCGAACTTTTCGTAGGATCCTACCTCGATCACGGTCAGTGTGTCTTTGTTTTTCGCGATGATCGAGTTAATTGAGTCAGTACCGTTCTGGTCAGAATTGAATAGCCAGGTTCTAGACATAGGTCACCTTTTTACAATCCGCACATTCCTCATAAACGAGTTTTTCTCCGCCCAAATAAATTTTCCAAACGCGGGTACACTTGTGGCGCACTATTTTGAAGTACCAGTTCTTGATTGCATCAAGCATAATCGTGCGTCCTCAGGGCTTCCCAAGACTTTGGAAAAAGCTGACTACATATGCTACCCAAAGATTCAGCGTAGACACTAATTTCATATTGTGCTCCATCCTTCGTACGTTGTTTGTAAATACGCCATGCTGCGTATAGTGACATCGTGCTTATCCAAGTGGTGTAGGTCGCTAATGGCAGTACGTCGCGGGCTTGCTCGGTAGCTACGCCATTCCTCAGTAGGAATGAATAAAGCGTGTGCGCTTGTTTATACGAGTGCTCTACGCGTTCTTTCCAAGCCTCGTTGCCTGTAACGTCCATGAAGCCTTCGCTGCCCTGCTTCTTGTCCTTGGATTGTAACCGAAGCCGATCCGGGATATAGAATTCGGGTTCAATTTTCACGTAGCGTGTAGATTCTGAATTATTGTTGACGCCTACAGAGTGCTTCTCCCACTGGCGCTGCACAGAGATAGGCGCGCGTATACGCACATTCAATACAGCGTGTGCAAACGGGCTCCAATGATGATGCTTAGCCAAATAATCAATGAGCCTAATGTCGCCTGCTGAAAGTTCGGTACTGCGCTTGTCAAAAGACACACGAGCAGCATTAACAACACTGAGATCAGACCCCATGTGGTCCACATATTCTAAATACCCTTTATCTAAGCAGTTAATCTTCTCGTTGAGGATCAAAGATCGTCCCTCTCGTGTTAGGTTTAAAGTTTGTAAATGAAGGTTGTTTCTCGTAATCTTGGTTGCACAAGCCCTTCACGGGGCAGTGTCCGCACGAGTTAAAGTCGAAACCTCGGAGATACGTACGTCTATAGTTCGGGAATTGGCTACGTACTTTCGTTACAATCTCGTCGATTCGGTCTACCGTATCTGCCCACACTTCTTCGAGTTCTGCTCGGGACAACACCGTAACTTGATCGAAATAACACTCTTGAGGTTGCCACACTCCTCCTGCTTTGTCTTTTGGCACTAAGGGGGCAGTGGTGCGTAGGTGTTTGTGGACGAACCGGAATTTCCCCACTTCGGGGAATAACTGCGCGACGGCTGCTAGGTACGTGTTTGTCTGGAAATCTAAGTCGGTATCGAGAGATGGCATTTTCGAAAATGATTTCCAATCCCAAACGTCTACAATTTGTTTTTCGTAATTGCGTGTTATCACGTCGGGCGTGAATGTCAGCTCTACATCCTCGTACACACGCACAGACAGGGTTTGCTCGACGTGCGTGGGTTTCTCTTTGATCGGGTTGTGCTTCAAGTACGTACTGACGAGGACGCCCTCTTCAGTCGTCCAGTCCATTTCGTTAGCATTGCCGGTTAAATACATCTCGAAGTATTTGTGAATGCGTGTACCCTTTTCGAGTGCCTCTCCGTCCGGTTTATCGTCCACAATACCTTTAATGTATTGCAGCTCCCCTTTTTTCTCACAGCGTATAAATGTTTGGAGGGCTGACATCGAAATTGAAATGGGCTTCATAGAGGGTTATTCCTCTGCTCCAGAGCCACTATCCGCACCAGTAGGGCCGATAGCATTTTCGCTGTTAGCTTCTGGGCTTCCGCGAGGTGGCTTAACGCGTCGATTAACGGGTCCTTCTGTTTTTCCTGCGGATTCTGCATGCGTTTTCTCCACGAAGTCGTTCATTTGTGTTTCGAGTTTGGTTAAGAGGCCGTAAAGCTCTAACCCTAAATTTATGGCGGTGAGTAAGTCACGAGCGTCAACGAATGTCGTGCCGCTCCCGCGCATACGCTGACTGACGTTGTGGAGTTTGTCTCGGATTTGGTCGGCTGCTTCCATTGGTAACATTTCCATTCAGGCTTGGCGCGTAGTGGGACGGTGAGATCTATGTTGAATTTCTCTTTCAACGCAATCCGTGGGTACTCCTGCATAATATACATGATATTAGGAAGCGCGTCTTCCATTTCTTGTAAAGACTTAAACTCGAAGGAGAACGAATCATGGACAAAATTCACCAGTGGGTAATCGTGGCGATCTAATTCGACAAGGGTGAGTAATGCAATGTCAGCAGCGAATCCCTGTACTTTAACGTTGACGGCTTCACGAAGCGCATTGCCCTTCTTCTTCCACGACAAAGCCTTAAAGTCTCCGTAATTGCGGCGACGCCCAGTTATAGTTTCAACAAAACTATTTTTCTCTAGTTCAGACTTAGTGAGATTGTAGAAAGGCACAAAACCTGGAAAATTTCGATGCCAGGATTCGTGAATAGAATCGCACACCTGTAAATCAAGGTTAAGTCCATAGCCTGCGGCGAAGTCCTTCATAGTCATTGCGTTACCGCAGAATAGCTGAGAAAAATTCGCAGACTTTGCAGTCTGGCGCTCTTCCTTCGTCACTTCCGATTCTAACTTGCGATAGAACAATGCAGCGAAGTATTGGTGCGGATCCCAGTCGGGGTTCTCCGCGAATCTCTTGAGAATGCCGTCTTCGTTCGCTAGGAAGGCAGCGAGTCGGAATTCGATGGCGTCCCAGTCGATGGTGAGTAGTACGCATCCAGGCGGTGCCGCGAAGAAGTCCTTAAGTTCACGATCCAGGTTCTGCGTATTCTGATTACGTGCAGAGGTGCGGCCAGTAACGGTGGTAATGACGCTAAACTCGGGATGTACTCGACCGTCCCCTTCCAGTACGATGCGTGCATAATTCTCCACGTACGTGTTAAGTCTCTTTGCGAGTCCACGATATTCCAGTACCAGATGAGCGAGGGGATCATCTAAACCCCCTAAGACTTCGGAGGACGTGGAGTAGTTGCCTTTTTCCGACATAGGCAAGCGGTGTCCTCGCTCGGTGAAGTAGGCTCCAAGTTGTTTGGTACTTCCAACATTGAAAGTCTCTCCGACAATCTCTCGAATTTTCCCATTAACCTCCCCAAGTCGTGTATTAGTAGCCTCTCGGACTTGTTCCACTGCTCCTTTTGAAATAAACATTCCGCGATCAGACATGCGACTAAGAGCAATGTGAGCAGGCTTAAGGATATGGTCATAGATAGCAATACGATCACCGAGGATCTCCAATTCTTTTTTGTACAGGTTGTAGGTATGGATTACGTCACGGGCGTTGTACGCAGCGAACTCCGGCGTTCCTAATGGGTGTTCGAACTGGTCTTTCCAGCCTTTGACCCCGAGATGCTTAACAGAAAGTGATTCCAGTCCCTTAGATTGAGTTTCGTCTTCGAGGTACGCGAGTACCATTGTATCTTCTCCCAGTGGGAAATCCTCAACACCCGCAAGTCTTGTGCGAGGTACATCAAAGTTCCACGAGTTGTGCCCGACACTAGTAAAGGAATTCTCCGATAATTTAAGTCGTAGTTTATCAGCAAGCTTAAATGCAGAGGATTTAGTTGGGCGAGAAACGTAACAGAAATTGGCTCCTGCGACGGCACATTGGGTGGCCGTTTCTGTATAAGCCCCTTGTCCATCAATGGTTTCAATATCGTATGAATATACATCGCTATCCGGTAATTCTTGCCCATCCCACCACTCCCACTCAATTACGTCATCTGCTTTTGATTTGTTCGTAAACTTCCGAACGTCTTGAATAATTACTTTCAGATAATTAGGGTTGCCTAGAGCATCGAGGATGCCCCAGGATACTCCGGCGGTTCTTCCGGTAATTCCGTATTCTTTATTTGGAGAGAACTCCTGTCCCCGAGAAGACTTAATATTAGATTTTCGTAGGACACGCTGCGAAGATTCTTTTCCAAGTAAAAGAATAATTTCTTTTTGTTCAAGTAAGCCTTGGAGTATGTGTGTAGGGCGTCTTCCTTGTCCTGTACAGCCCGCAACAGATGCGAAAGTGCAGTCATCTCGCTGGAGTCCAGCGCCCTCAAGAATCTTTGTAAGTACTCTGCCGTATCGTCCTGAGAAGAATGTGTCATTGTAGTCGGCCTCCGTAGGTAGTTCGCTGAGTAGGAAAAGAATAGGGCCGCTGCCCTCGATTAACGGAGCCGTACGCAGGGAACCGCACACCGCGCCGCAGTACTGGCAAATCATTGGGTATCAAGCGCGAATAAAAGGCGGCAGGTAGCATTCCCAAGGTCATCCTCATCAACTTCGTTCCCGGCTAAATAGGAGTAAATGTGCGCGAGCGCATGGTCTAAGTGGTCTCGACGAGATATATTGCGCCAGTTGTCAGCGCCGTATTTTTCACGGCCTGTCTTGAGAATAGCGGCGACTCGCGTAATAGAGCGGGCAGGTACTGCGGTGAACGCCGTTTCGATGCTAGACTGTTTGGGCTTTTCCTTTGCGTATTCACTACATTTATGCGTGCCTATTTCATCGTAGTTGTAAAACACCTTGCTACAATCCAAGCCGGAACATTTAGGAGCATAATTCATTGTTTCTTCCTCCGCTTCGTCCGCATTTTCATTTGATCTAACATCATAATTAGCCCTGGTTCCTCCAGTGCTGCCATTCCGAAGTAAAAGAAAAACTCAACTAATACGGATTTCGATACTCCTACAGCTTTGGCTATGCAACTAATCTGCTCCGATAATTCTTTACTAACCCCTACGCTATGGCCCACTACTTACCCCTCCTGTAGTCCAGCAGCTAATTGCATGCCGGTTGCTAATCCGGTAACAAATTCAGCCGTGAGCCCTACGCGGCCTATTAACCCACTAGTCTGCCCGTCGTTCAAAGGCATCCAAAAGACTTGCGTACTTGGGTCATAAATAACCTCTGAAGCTACGAACACGGGTAGATGTTTTATAGAGTCATTCATGCTTAGCTCCCTTAAACTTCGGTTGGTTGTATTCCGCTCCGAACACAATATCTTTAAGCGTTGCGTTCCGTACAGCAGACGCGAAATCCTGCTTAGTGTCGAGGATCCAGCCCACGTAGTCTTCGATACTATGCTCCATACGATAGTACGTTACGAAGCGGGTTTTTCCAGGGGCGTAGATGCGGTCTCGGGCTTGTAGTTCGACTGCGTAGTCATAGGATTGGCTAACAAACAAAGCAGTTGTCGCTGCCGCAAAGCTAATTCCGATTCCACCTGCCGCAGTGCTGACGATAAAAACAGCAGCTCCTGTGTGTCCAGCGAAGCTAGCAATATCTCGCGCTCGATGCTCTGTAGGAGTGTCTCCAGAAATGCGGTAAACGCTATTACATAGCGATTTGCTTGCGGATTCGTACTGCTCGCCTTCCCATCGGAACTGGTGGAAGATAACGGCTTTTTCGCCTGCCAAAAGAATCGCATCGAGGTCCCCCATAACTGCGTCAATTTTCGACGCGTGTATATATTGTTTGCCTGTCTCAGTGGGCAGGTAGCCCGCGCATAGCTCCCGTAGGCGCAGCATGCGAGTGAGGGTGTGCGTTAGCTCTAAGTCGATCCCGTCGGCTTCAGCATTCAATACCCAGTTCTTATACGCCTCTGTGTAAAGCTTGCGTGTCTTAGCATCCATCGGGATGTGTCGGATGTTCTCTACCCACTGGTCAGCGCCGAACTCGTCCTCGCGACTGTACCGGAGCGTATGCCGGGCGATCATGGCTTGGAACATCTCGGGGTGCCGGAGCCCGATCACGCGGTTGAAGTCCCACGAGTTGAGTATGAAGTGCTTTTGGCGGTGTCCATAGAACGACGTTCCCCAATCTTCGGGGGAGAGGATGCTGTACTGGCCCCAGGCATCTTCGGGGCCGTTGGGGAGTGGCGTACCGGACAGGAGCCGAATGTTCGGGATGTCCTTAGCGAGATAGCGCAGGCAAGCGCCGCGCTGAGAGGTCGGGCTCTTCACTTGGTGTGCTTCGTCGATCACGAGCGCGTCTAGCTTGAGGTCGAGCAGTGCTTTGAGGATGCCCAGGGGGACCTTCGTGCGCCCTTTCTTCCCGAATCCTTTGACGCGATCCGTGTTCACGACGATCACGTACGGTGAAATGGATTCTTTGAGGCCTTCCAGGGCGCTCAAGGCGGTCTTACCCTTCTTATCGACTAAGTACACCACTTTACAGTTAGGACGCGTCAGGGCCAGTTCTCGGGCCCAGTCCGGGCAAACCGTCTTTGGGGATACGACTAACATCCGTTGCGAGCAGATCTGAAACGACCATGTTACTGCGTAACGAGTTTTTCCATACCTCGGACTGGCCTCGATGTAAGCCCTAGGTTTGTCGTTGTGCGTTAGGGCGTCGGCCTGCCATTTACGTAAGGTCATGTTCGCCTCCGGTTCTTGTACGCGATACAGAGTGCTTGCACCCGCCCATGATCGGCATACTTACCGAACTCTTGCTGTAAGATCTCTTTTAGACGTGCCTGTGATATGTTCCGGTACTTATCTAGGAGAGCGTACGCTTTATGCCTCATTGCAGTATAAACTGGGTCGTATTGTCTCTCTTTAGGCATACTTTTCCTTTGATTCCTGATTCTGATTCCCTATAAGATATAGAATCGGAATCATAAGAAGATTAGATAGATGAGAGTGTGTGTGAGGGTTTGAGAAGTTTAGATATATATGATTGAGAGAGTCCTAACTTAGCTGCTATTTGTCTTTGAGTCATGCCCTCTTCGACTAGAAGCTCTATCTTCGTTTTAGTTGCCTCTCTTTCTTGTGCCTCTTCAGCCTCTTTTAAGGTGTCAGAGTCTTTTGTGTAGCCCTGAGTGATGTACGTCTGTCTCACTACACGCTCGCCGCTCTCAGTCTCTTCTAGGATAGTCCTAGAGGTATCGTTGGGGTGCCGAAGTTCTTGAGTAGATCCAACCATGCTGAGCATGTACGGTGGACGGAACAGGTTAGATTTTTCTACGCGGACCATGAGGGG